CGTCGCCGTCGTCGACCTCGACGACCTCGTATCCGAGCCGCGCCGCCAAGTCTCGGCACTGCTGTTCCTGCCGCTCGACGCCAAGGGCGCGCCCCTCGCGGTCGTCGCTGATCCGGGTGTAGATCGCTGCCTTCGTCACACGTCGACCCTAGACGCCTAACCCGCTTTAGTGGAAGACTGACCCACGTCAAGGTTTGACTATCACGTGGGAGTCGCTATGCAGCCAATCGTTCAACCGTCGCGCCGCACCGCCGTGGCGCGACGGTTCGCCCGCCTCGCCGCCTACGGGTGGCTCCTGATGACTGTCCTACTCGCGTCGACCGGGATGATCCCGTGGCACCGATGAGCCGCGAGCGGCGCCGAGCGCTGCGGCGGCTTCTCATCATTATCGGGCTCTATCTCCTCGTGGTCGCTGCTGCGACCGTCGCCGTTGTGGATGCGATCCGATGAGACGGGCACTGCTCGGGCTCACGAGCTGGGCCCCTCTCATCCTGCCCGCCGCACTCCTGTTCGCGGTCGCCGTCGGCATCCCTCACGAATTCGTCGTCACGTTCTGAGTGAAGGCACGCCCCCGGGGTCGCTCCCGGGGGCGTCTGCGTTCCGGGTCAGGCGACGCGAACGGCCCGGATGTAGGAGTCTTCCCGGATGGTGACGTTGCTAGCGGTGCTCGTAACCTGAGCCCAGTTCAGCGACAGGTCACCGACCGCGGTGACCACGACGCCGGCCGCCTTTTCGAGAATGGCGCTGTACGCCGCCGAGGTAGATGTCGAGTACTGCGCGTCCTGCCCGGTGAGTCCATAGGCGCGGTCCGTCACCTCGGTGACCGCCTCTGGCCCCGCGGTCTGGGTTGATCCGGGACCGTGGCACAAGCGCAAGGTGTTAGAGATGGTGCCGGTGAAGCCCCACCGAGTCTTGAGCTTCGGCGTCGTTGAAGCGCACGTCCAAAATATGACGATCTCAATGTCGTAGGTGCCCGCCTCCAACGTGAGGCCGGTCAGGTGCGGGTCTGCCGCGAGCGTGGTCGTGCTGATCCGGTTGGTAGCGGACGGCTTGGTGACCAACCGGACGCGGTAGTCGTTGATGTCGCTGGCGTAGATCGGATCGCCTGCCGCCACCATTAGAGGGCCCACCTTCCGGGGGTAGCTACGTGTACCTCGCTGCCCGGGGGCAGTGCCTTATTGACGCCGTTGACGCCGCGGGTCACGGTGGCGTCCTGAAACCGCGCAGAGGACGACGTAATGGTGATGTCGTCGATGTAGAGCAGCGTTCCGGCCGACGGGCTTGACGAGATCGTCGCCCCGTATTGCAGGTATCGAGCGCCGTCCGGAGCGGTCGCAGTGACGGTGCGTTGAACCCAACTGCCCGACGTGAGAGCTCCCGCCGAGTCGGACTTGCTGAGGAAGTTGCCGGCCTCGTCGAGCCAATCGATGGTTGCCCGCACGTCGGGGAGATTGACCGCCGAGCGCACCCAGACGCCCAGCGTGTAACTGGCCCCAGGGACAACCGCCGGGGAGCTGGCCTGCGACGGTCGAATGTAGGACTGCGACGGCGACCCGCTGACGGTGAGCAGGCCAGAGAAACTGCCGCCGTGCGCGAACGTACCGCTCTGCGCGAAGCTGCCCCCCGAGGCGGCCCATCCCGTCGTGCCGGACTCGAAGGTTCCGCTGATGATCTGGGTGCCGCCCGCGTCGGCGCCCATCGCGGTGACCGTCACCCGCTCGCCGCTGATCATCACGTCGTACGGGACGCTCGTGGTTGACCATTTGTCGCTCGGGATTCCGGTGCCGATCTTTACGAACGTGCCGCTAGCGGTCGGCGCGTTAACGACCACACTGCTTGCCGAGTCGTATCGGACCACGTTTGAGCCGACCCCGAAGATGCCCACGTCGTACTGCTGATCGGGCGCACAGGTGAACGTGATCGTCCGGCTGTGGGTGCCGATCGTCTCAGTCCAGCCGAGCACGTACAGCCGGATGACGTTCTCGCGGAAACCGGTCAGCGTGATCACGCTGCCGGGTAGCACGGCCTCGACGTCGGCGATCAGCCCCGGCTTTGCGTTCAGGTCGATCGTGAGCTGCGGGAAGCGCGGCAGGTCGACGGTCCCCTTGCGCAGCCACCAGTTCGCCACCTGAGGCAGGTCGTTCTCGGGGTCGTCGAGGTTGACGTCGACCGTCTTCTTGGCGTCGCCGACACCGTCCGGCGGCGGCAGCGTGCCGAGCGGCCCCGTGTCGTCGCGCGCCGTCCAGTCACCGCCCTCGCGCTGCGAGGCCGTGACGACGTTCGCGGTGCCCTTGTCGTCGGTGACTTCCTTCGGCAGGACGGTGAGGTCTGACGTGGTCAGCGTGAGCGCCGGGGTCTGGTTGTAGCGGTCGGCGCGGCACAGGAAGAACGGGCGCACGTCGTCGCCATCGTCGTAGACGATCGCGTCCTCGGTGGTGATGCACTCCTTGAGCAGGTTTGGCAGGGAGTCGACCCGCTGCGGGCCCATCGGCATCGAGTCGTCAAATCCGCTCGACACGAAGTAGTGCCCCGCCCCGAGTTCCTCATCCATGAGCCGGCCGAACCGGTAGGCGGCCTTTTCGCCGGCGCGCCCGTTGAGCGCCTCGTACAGGGCGGGCTGCCCGCCCGCCTGACCGCTCGCCCATACCACGAGATGCCCCGCCGCTATCGGCATGTAGTCGCCGCGCAGCTCGCCCGGGTTCCACTCGATGCTCGTCGGCCTGCCGACCGTGCCGGCCATGCCCGGGGTGAAGTTGTCGGCCGTCGCGTAGAGCGCGCCGTCGATGTAGAGCTCGGCCTTGTAGTTGCTGCTGTTCTGGCGCACCTGGTAGCGGAAGTGGTGCGGGGTGCCGTCGTAGACGTCGAGGCTGGCCGTGGCCGATCCGGTCGAGGCGAGGGTGGCATCGTCGGTCTCGTTGGCGTGAAACACCGTCACGAAGTCCTTGGTCACGTTCACCGTGAAGTGCACATAGGTGCCGGACTCGCGCCAGGACAGCACGTCACCCGAGGTGGTGCCGCCCTCGTCGGTACCTGCCTGGAATTGCATCACCCAGTCGATGGCGTAGCCGTTGAAGGTCGTCGACCGGATCGGCGCCGCCAGGGTGCCGCCGCCCTGGAACGAGGGCAGGGCGGCCGAGCCCGAGATGCCCTTGCCGCTCGCGAACTTCGGCGCCCCGCCGGGAGGCAGCGGCGACCCGTCCGGCAGCGTGTAGCGGACGGCAGTGACGGGGATGAGCGCAGTGCCGCCCGCGGCCGAAACTGCGGCGGGCGAGCCGTCGACATCTTCCATCGGCCACCACTCGGCGGGGGTCACGCCGCTCTTGTCGACGTACCGGTAGAGCGCCGAGCGCAGCGGTTGCGTCCACTGCCCGATGCGCTGCAAGAGCCCGCCGCCGGCTACGTCCACCCATGAGAGACCGCGGCGGGGAGTGGCTCGGAAGTCGGGCGTCTGGTCGGCGGTCCAGCTCGATGCCTCGACGATGCCGCGAACCGTGCCGCCCACGCTGACGCGCATCGGCGTGTTCCGCCCCGCCTTGCCGTACAGCGGGCTTTCGGGGTTGGACGTGCGGTACTTGTCGGTCGCGTTGTCGAATCGAGCCGTGATCTGCGCGGGCCGTGGCCAGCCGCCGGACTCGTCGCCGAGGCCGCGCCGGATCGTCACGGGCGCGTCGGCGAAGACCTTGTCGCCCGTGACGATGTCGTGCCACGAGCCGTCATAGAACAGCTCAACGGCCACGTCCTGCTTAGGCACCGACGCCCCCGATCCCGAGCGTGCCCGGGTCGCCGCCGCGGCGGCGCACCTCGCCTGCGATCGCCTCGATGAGGTAGTCGACCAGGCCGTCACCGCGCACGTAGACCGTGCCGCCGCTGCCCGTGCTGCCGTTGGCGGAGACCCGCTCGCCAGCCATGGCCATGATCGGCACGACCTCGCCGGGCGAGCCGGGTACGGTGCCGCCTGTGTGGAACGTCGGCAACTGCGGCACGCTGATCGAGTTGCCGCCGATGCCCGGAATCCATGACGGCAGGGTGAAGTGCAGTTGGCCGATGGTCGCGTTCCACAGCTTCGCAATCGCGTTGAAGGCGACCTTGTACGGCGTCGAGATGAACTCGGCCACCTTCGAGAAAACGGTCTTGAGCTTCCCCGGAAGATCCTTGAGCCAATTCCAGAAACCGATCGCCTTGTCCTTGATCCAGTCCCATGCGGCGCCCGCGGCCGATTTGATCCAGCCCCACGCGGCCTTCCATGCCTTCTGGAACCAATCCGTCTTCGTGGCGATCAGCACGATCACGGCGACCAGGGCGACGACGGCGAGAATGATCCACGTGATCGGCGAGGTAAGGAAGGCGAGGTTCATCCCCTTGACCGCCGTCGTGACGCTCTTGAAGGCCGGCACAAGGAAGTTGAACATGCCCGAGCCGAGGTCACCGATACCGGCGCCGAGGGTCAGCAGCGACTCGAAACCGAAGTTTCCGGAGGCAATGTCCTTGATGCCCTTGGTCGAGTCCTGGATACCGGTCAGGGTGTCACGGAAGCCCATCGCCTTCGTGTCGACGTCGTCGGCGCGCTCGCCAACGTGGTCGAAGGCGTCGCCGGAGTCGCGGACCTTCTTGTCCATGTCCTTGGCGGCGCTGCCGACGCGGCCGAAGGCATCCTCGGCGCCCTTGGTTTCACCCGCGATCGTCAGAGTGAGGGTGTTACCCGCCATTGGTAGTCACCTCCATCCCCGCGCCACGGATCACGCCCGCGATCGCCGCATTCAGATCCTCGATCAGTTCCGGCTTACGTCGCCGCAAGGTCGGGTAGACGTAGCGGCCCTCGGTGATGAACGGTCGCTTAGCCGGCCGCCCCGCGATGCGTCCCTGCCCGCCGAAGTCGAGCCACGGGTAGTAACGGGCACGGGCGCCGCCCACGCGCAGGCGTGCGGCCTTCTGGGTCGATCCGGGCTTCACACTCGCGCGCGCCGCGCCCGTGTCGGACGGGATCTGCGGCCGGATGTAGCCGGCGAGCTTCTCAACGCCCTCGTTCAGCGCGACGCGCACGCCCTTGGGCAACTCGGCGTCGACCCGCTTGAGGGCGGCGTTCAGCTCGCGAATGCCCGTGATCTGCACGGTCTCCGCCATCGCCTACCCTCCCGCCTTGAGTGCCGCTAGTTCTTGCTCCTGCTGCTGCTTGTCGAAGTACCTCGACCAGAGCAGGAACTCCGAGTTAGGCAGGCCGGCGCGCATCGCGCCGAGCGACCGCCACCCGAGCTTTTGGCAGAGGAAGAGCTCGAATTCGAGCTCGGGGTCTTCCTCAAGCAGCAGCCGGGCCGCTTTTCCCGGCGCCCTGCTTGAGGCCGGAAAGTTCGGCAATCGCGTCGGTCACGGCGGTCAGGTCCCCGGCGTCGCCCTCGGCCGCCCACACCGCGACGTCCTCGACGGACAGCTTCGGGTCGGTCATGCCGGCCGACACGATGAAATTGTCACGCTCGGCGAGCGACCCGAGATCCTGCGACGCGAGCACCTCGTCGCGGGTCAGGGCCCGGATCGCCACGGTCGAGCCGTCAGGCAGCGTCGCCGTACCCTTGCCGGTCTTGCGAGCGAGAATTTGCTCACGCGTCAGATTCGCCATTGCGTCCTCAGCTTCCCTGCGCCGTGGTCTCGACGCCGCCCGAGATCGTGCCCTCGGCCGACCAGTCGACGAGGTCGTCGTGCGGGTTCGTCTCGACGTAGCTGTCGAGGGTCATCGTGAAGGTGTCCTCGGGCTTGCCGCCGCCCGTGCCCTCAACCCGGCGCACGATCTCGACCTTCGTGCCCACCTTGTCGTGCAGGGCGTTGCGCGGGCCGACGGTGACCGTGTTGTCGTACCGGCCGCCCATCGAGAACTTGCCGCCGCGAAGACCCGGCTCGTACTCCTCGTCGTCGACGCCGTAGCCGGTCGAGTCGTGGTTCTTCGCCGTGCGGGTATACGTCGAGGTCTTGCAGAACGGCGAGATGTCGTTCGTGTCGACCTCGACCTCGGTCAACTTGCCGTGGCTCTTGCTCATGCTCCGTCCCCTGTCAGATCGACGTGGAAAATCGCCGCGAGGTACGGGACCCCGGCGTACTTCACTTCCTCGAATTCACAGCTCGCGACACGAACGGTCTGCGGGTCGCACGAGGTGTAGGCG